ATCAGTAATTGTTATATTTCCAGAGTTTGTTCCAGAGTTTGTGTCTAATATTAAATCATGTGCTCCACTAGAAGTAACAGTTGCATTTGCTGATCCTGTTCCAATTTTAGTTTCACCTGATCCTTTTGGAATAATTGCAACATCTATATTTGTATCATCACCAGTTGCAGATATACTTGGTGCATTACCTGTTGCTGCATTTGTAATATCAAATTGATTTACAGCAGATGATGTAGTTTGAAAAATAATTTGTTCATTACTATTTTCATCAGCAATAAAATGTGCATCATCAATTAAAATATTGTGTGAGTTAGTATCTAAATTACCACCTAGTTGAGGTGAAGTGTCATCAACAACATCAGATATACCAGTTCCAATTGATAATGTATCTATATCAGGATTAGTTCCATCATTTGCTGTTGCAAAAATTATTTGATCTCCTTTATTAGAAGCAGTAAAAGTAAATGAATCTCCTGATCCAGAAGCATATTTAAATTGTACAGTGTGTGATCCTGAAGTTGAATTTCTTAAAAAATAAAAAGTTTGAACATCAATTGGAATAGTTACAATTTGATTTCCTGTAATTGTACCTGTAAACTCAATCATTCTGTGTGCAAGTTCTGCACCAGTAGATCCATCACTAACTGATAAAGCAGTTGTTTGTGCACTACCTGCAATACTTTTTGCGATGTAACCACCAGAAATTTGTTCTACTAATGATAAATTGGTATTAGTTTTAGTTCCCCATGTTCCAGCGTTTTCACCAGTTACCTGAAGTTCTATTCCTAAAGGTGTGTATGTTGATGCCATAAATTTTTCTCCTATGCAGCGTCAGTATAACTTGTATTTGATCCAGTTGCAACATCAGAATACGTATCATTTGATCCTGTTGAAACATCACTATATGAAGTATTACTTCCAGTTCCTACATCAGAATACGTATCGTTTGATCCTGTTGAAACACTTGTATACGATGTATTTGAACCAGTGTCAATATTCGTATAAGCTTGTGTTCCAAGTAATCCTACAGTTGATGTAATTTGACTTGACGATAAACCAAAAATTATATCAGCTGGTGTTAAAGAACCTACACTCGATGTTGCAGCTATTCCTGTTAAAGGAACTCCTATAGCTGGTATAATAGACCCTATACTAGTTGATGCAGATACACCCGTAACATCTATAAGTTCAATTTGGCCTGTTATAATACTTCCAACAGAGGTAGTTGCAGATACACCTGTAATTTCACTTGGACCAAATTCTAAACCTAAAGTTCCTATAGCTGATGTTCCAGCTACACTTGCTATTGGTTCAGTGCTAACACCAAAAGCTAATCCTAAAGTCCCTAAACTTACTGTTGATGATAATCCAGTTACAGCAGCTGTTGGACTAATTACAAAACTTACACTACCAACATTTGTTGTAGCTTCTTGACCAGATACACCTATTACATCTGCAGGAGATATGGACCCTACACTTGAAGTTATTTCTCTACCTACTAAAGGTATAACTTGATTTGTAGACTCTCCCCAAGAAAGATCTCCCCAAGCATCTCTACCCCAACCAACTAAAGTTCCCGCATAACCTATAGTTGGAGTTGCAAAAGTTGCAGACACACCTGTTAGAGGAACACCTATTTCACCAAAAACATTTGGACTTCCAACACTAGAAGTCATAGAGTGATTTGCACCTATCATTTCTAATAGGTATGTAAATGCTGGAGTTATAGATCCTGGTGAAGCAGTTGCCTCTAAACCACTTACAGTTATTAATTCATCTGCTCCTTCACCCCAGTCAGCTTGATTCCATGATAACCTACCCCAACCTGTTTCATTAAATTCTTCTGAATTACCTAAAGAAACAGATGCTGATTGACCTGAAAGAATTACAAGAGTGCTGATTCCTAACGTACCTAAAGTAGATGTTGCTTCAACACCAGTTAGATCTGCTAATATAAATTGAGCAGCTGTTAATGTTCCAACGGAAGTTGTTGCAGAAACTCCAGTTGGTTCAATAGAATATTCTACACCCCAACCTGAATTACCATAAGTTTGTCTGCCCCAACCTTCAACGTTAAATGATTGTGGTGTACCTAAAGCAGAAGCTGATTCAGGTGCAGTAAGTGATACACTTATTACATCATCTTGCCACTCATTAGATCCCCAAGTGTTATTACCCCAGGTTGATGCCATAAGGAGGTCCTCCTTACGCTATACGAATGATTGCGTTACTTGCGTCTGCTGTTGGAAATTGAATTGTGAAAGTTCCACTAGATACTGTTTTGTCACCACCAAATGCAATAACAGCAACAGCTTTGTCAGATTGAGAGTCATTATAAATTAATGCACCATTAGCTGTAAAAGATGCTGAAGTGTAACTTACGTCTGAAAAGTCACAGACTGCAGTTGTTCCATCAGTAGTTGGAGTTACACTTGTTAAAGTAGCTCCTCCTGCAGTATATGCAGTTCCAGATGAGTTTGTAATTTCATTTGAAGTTGAATAGGCTGTAGTGCCTGCACCTAAAGATGCATCACTTGTAAATAAAGCTATTTTAAAAGTGTTTCCACTTGTTGCTGTAAAGTTATGTGTTCCAACTAAAATTTCTTGTTTAAAACTTGTACAAATTGCCGATGTTATTGCCATAATTTAACTCCTACGGGTTTGCCGAGTTTACTGGTATACGAACAGCACCATCAGTATAGTCATCTCTTCGTCTTCTACCAACTTGTTCGTTAGCAAACTTCTGTACCTCTTGTTTATATTTATTTTCATACAATGTCAACATATCTATTGGGCCTTTTAAAAATCCATAGGTTTCTGATAGACAACAATACAAAAGCCCATTTGGAAAATTAAGACTAATATAATTAGTTGTGTTATCTGAAGCTAAAGTAGATGCCATTTTATTAAAATGCACTCTAAATTTATAAGTATCATCAGGAACTGGAGCTACAAATATACGTCCAGAGTTAGTGTCACCATCTCCTGTTGCTCCACCAAACATAGCATAGTATTTTGGTTTTCCTCTAGATGCAGAGGCAGTTGATGAAACATATTCTTGTAGGTAAGTTACATCTTTTTTTTCTAACCAAGTGTTAGCTCCAGTTACAGCTGAATTAGAATCATACACTTGAATTCCTCTTATAAATAAAGCCCCTCCAGGTGAATTAATACTTTCTTGACCTATAACTAAATTACCAGTTTGTTGAACTCTATCTGCATCAATTGGAACATCTCTCATTATTCTATATTGTGCGTTTAAAATTATATTTTCTAAAATATCTGTTGTTAAAACATTAGAATCTGTTTCCGTATAATTTTTAATTTGTGTAATTAGTCCGCTATAACTTAATCCAGCCATTATTTAACATCTCCTTCATGTTTTAAACGTATCTTTTTTTGTTTTGCAGTTTCCTCTATTTCTACTTCTTCATACAACTTTAAATGAGGGTCCTGTTTTTCAGGTTTAAATATATTTTTTATCCAATTCCAAATTTTGTTTATCATGCTTCTATTGTTACAGGACCGACGGAACAACCGTAGCCTCCTCCTTTTATATTACCACTTGTAGCAGTATTTGTGTCAACTGTAAAAAAGAAAAAATTACTAGTTAAATAATCACTAGATGCATCTCTAGCATCATTTTTATATCTACCTGTTCTTATTGTATATCCTGCAGCTTTTGCTAAATTAGCTCCTGTAATTCCATCAAAACCCTGTGGATTAGAATACACAAAACCACTCCCTGCAGAAGTAGTTGGTGGTCCTCTAAATCTATACGTCGTATTATCTGTTAAACCATGTCCAGGCGAAAAAACATTTATAACTCCAGACCCTGCAGCATATGTTTCAAAACCATTGTTAGGTATTCTAACAGTTGTAGCCGGCTCTGTTCTATCACTTCTAACATTTCTTAATGCAATACCGTCTCCTGTATTTGGTTTAGGTTCTAATTGTGGTTGTTTTGGTTCAAATTCTGAACTATGTACAAATGCACCATTCCATTCTCTAACCATTTCTCTATATGGAAACTCCATACCTGATCTATCTGATATTGCTTTTGCATGTTTTCCTGTTGCGTATTTTGCCATTATGTTCCTGGGTAATAAGCTTTTGGTGTAATGTATGTACTAGAAGCTGAACCATCTTCCGCTAACGCTCTAGCAAATTCATCTTCATAATATAATTTCATAGCTTGCACCA